CTTTGGTGGTTTCGTAAATTACATCAAGTTTTGAACTGCGAAAATACGATAGTACTTGTTAGCACGTGCGTTCAACACACCCATGCCAACGTTTGTGCCTTCAGCAAATGGGTTTGCAACCATGCCGTAACGAGTCTTGAATCCAATTTTTGGTTGGAATGTGAACTGGTCAACTGCACGAACCATTTGTAGAGGAACGTATGGGCAATAGAATAGACCTGCATCATAAGGAGAAGAACCCTTATAACCGATTGTAACCAATTCTTGATTGCTTGTGTAACCACCGAAATATGGATCGATGTAAACCTTGATACGACCGTGCAACAAACCGGCAAATGTATTGCCTGTATCGTCAACTTGTAGGTCAGCGCTTAGAGCAGGTGTATACTGAAGAACACCAGCCATAGCCATAGCAGAAGCAACGTCAGATGATACGATCATCACGTTACCTTTACCACGACGAGTTTGCTTAGCGATAACGTTAGCATCACGTTCGATTTGGAAAATCAAACCTTTGAAACGTTCAACAGACCAACGACCGTTTGAGTCTGTGTCTAGGTCAAATGTACCAGCGTTTGTTGTACCATACTGAGCACCTGGAACGGCAACTGTATAGATTGTACGGATAACTTCACGGTTGATTTCTGCTAGAATTTCTGTAGACAGAATGTTTGACAATTCTGTTTCAGCATCAAGACCATGAATTGCTTTCAAGTCTTGTGCTAGTTCTAGAGAGTACTCAGCCTTCAAAGCACGGCTACGAGCAGTAACAGTAACTTTTTCGATTGAGAATGCCATTTGTTGGAATGGAGTCTCAGCGGTAGCACCCAATGCTTCAGCAGTAGCTGTAGACATACCAACACCAGTTGTGAAAGCGTTAGCTGTCAAAGATGCAACTGGGTTTGTTGATGTGTCACCCAATGCAGCGTTAGCAAAACCGAATGGGTTGATGCTTGAACGTGTACCGGTGAAGATTGTGTTTGCTTCGTTGAAGAATGCTTCGTTACCGTCGTTTGAACCGGCAGTACCTTGTGCATTGTACTTAGCACGCATTGCGAAAATCAAACCTGTTGGGCCTGTCATTGGCTGAACGCCAGCAACATCATAAGCAATCAAGTTTGGAAGAGCACGGCGAACCAAACTGATTAAGATTGGGTCGAAATTCTGGATACCACCGCCTGTAACGTTGGTAGGAGCAGAAACGCCTGGCGCTGTTTCGTTCAATTGTTGAGCGGCAGAAGCCATTTCACGCTGTTGGTTTTCTAGGATAACAGCAGTAACGGCCTTCTTGTATGGATCTTTAATGGCTTCTAGTTCTGGATGTTCCAAAACTGGTTGCCATTTATTTTGTAGTTCTTCAGATAGAAACATTTAAAATTCTCCTTGTTAGTTTCTAGTTTCGGTAAGTTTTATTTATTTTACCGATGTTTTTGAGATTGCGGAAGCGATAGCAGCGATTGTTGGGTCAGAAGAAACAACAGGTTTCTTTTCATCTTCAACAATAACTTCTTCGTTAAGCGCAGAAGTAGAAGCAGGTTTTACTGACTCTGTAAAGTATGATGCTCTTAGAGTAACTAGTTTATCTGCGTATTCTTCGTCTGTGGTAAACTCCACACTCTCTGCGAGTGATTTCATTTTTTCCACCTGAGTCTGCGTTAGGCCTTCACATACTGCATGTATAGCCTCGATTTTTTTGTGTTCGTTTAATTCTTTGCGTAGTTCAACGGCTGATTGAATTTGTTCGTTCAATTCGTTTTCCAAATCTTCAACTTTGGTTGTTAGTTCTTCAACAACATCAACTTTTTCTTCTGGAATATCGATGTAATGTTCCATGAACAAGTTCTTCAAACCGTCAATGAATTCTTCAACGATTTCAGCACGTAGACCTTTTTCGATTGCCAATTGGTTGTCTTTGACCCATTCTTCGGCCATGTAACCAATGTAATCATCCAACTTTTGTGCCAATTCGTTTTTAACTTCTTCAACAGCCAATTCGAATTCTTCTACCATTGCTTCTTCGATTTCTTCTACCAAAGATTGTGTACGTGCAACAACGGCTGCTTCGAAAATGGTGGTTGCTTTTTCTTTGAAATCTTCAGAAAGATTTTCGCCGGATAGAAGTGCATCAACGTCAGACTGCATTTCTTCCTTCATTTTTTCTTTCTTCATCATTTTCTTGATCATGGCTTTATCTTCTTTTTCGTCCTCATGACCTTCTTTTTCTTCTTTTTCCTCAGCAACAACTTCTTCTTCTGCTTCTGCTTCGGTTTCTTCAGCATAAGATTGGAATGTTGCACCAGGATTTGGGCTCATTGTTTGTTTTGCCAATTTAGCCTTGATACGATCACGGATGTTTTCGTATGATGTAGGTTCTTCTTGAGACACAGCGTGTTCAGCACCTTGTGTTTCTTGTGGTTGACCAGACAACTTGTGAGCTGGTTCGGAACCAACTGGTGGTGTTGCGCCAGGTGGTGTTGCAGTTGGAACACCTTTGGTATAATCACCGCCTTTATCGTCTTTTTTGTCAACGACACCAGCAACTTCACCAGCATCTTTCATGCCATAAGCAACAGATGTAGGTAGTTTTGTGCCGGCTTCTTTATGGCCACGAGCAACTGAAGCTTCAAAATTTTCTTTTGCGCCTTCATTCATCAGAACTGCTTTAGCGGCATCAGCTAGATTTTTATTTCCCATGTTGAGAATCTCCTTGATTTTTATATTGGATATTTATAATTAAAGTTTTTTGATGAAGTTTTCGAATATTTGTAAACTTACTTTTTCAATATCTTTACGAGAAGCCTCTTTGATAATTTTTTTGGCTTTCTCTAATTGAACTTCAGTCCAAATGCCGTCAACCAGCATCCATTCCTTACCTTCCATAATGCCTTGAACAAAAGCTCCAGGCGCAGAAGGATCGGCTACTATATCTGCCGCTGTGGCCAGATGAAAATCGTCTTGCACAATGTTAATACCATTCACACTTTTAAGAGATCCCATACCTCTAGATGATACGCCAAGCTGGCCACCACCTTCGATAAGGTTTCTTGCAATGTTACCCATAGGTGTGTCAAGAATTTTTGCTTTGCCTATCCAAACATTACCATCTTCACGTAGAGACACATTTAGGTGTGAAACACGATCCAAATTAATGCTTGGTGTGTCTGGATGTCCCAGTTCACCAAAGGCACGGTTTTTATTAATGTATTCGTCTGTGTAACGTGAAACTTCTTTTTGCATGGTTTCACGTAGATATTTACGACCATTTCTATTTACTGCTTCTGCAACTAGAAAAGGACCCTCAATATAAAGAGTTTTCTTGCCGTCTTTTTCCTCGACAAGATAGTTAACATCTTCTACAACTTCTTTAATTAGTTTCATTTTGGTTCCTTATGGACGCAAATTGTATGGAGGATAGTTAAATGCAGCAGGATCATTAAACTGACCACGTTGGTAATATTCATTTTCTTTACGCAGTTCCATAATTATTGTGTATGATGTGTTTGCAACCATACCACGTGTTCTGATACCAATATCACCATTACATTGTGATGTTCCTTTGGCTGCATTTGGAATAGTAACCCAGTTACCTGCACCGTCATACTCGCTATTTCCCGATAACAACATTAATGTTACTACTGGGTTTGCGTTCCAATACAACTCAACATCTCCTGTGGCACCATTTGTTGTATCATACCAAACACGATAAACATTTAAACCGTAATATGGTAGTGGCGAACCACCTGAAGATAGTAATCCAGGAACAGTATTGGCATTTAAAGCACCATACAAAGTATTTGCCGAAATTCGGTTTGGATTATCTTCTTGTCCTGAACCATCAAAAGAAGCTGTTAATTTAATTACAGCATGTTCTGTGGTATCTTTAATTATTTGACGAGTAAATACATTTGCCATGTTTTATTCCTGTTATTGAGGTGTTGGTTCATCCACAGCAGTTGCCAAAGGATCTGGTTGTGAATTAAACATATTCTGTGCAACTTCCATTTTTTTTGCTTCGATATGTGCCATTACTTTGTCTTGCAAAGCAGCATAAAATGCATCACGCATTTCTTTGGCTTTATCTTCATCTGCAAAATCTACGATTTGTCTTGGGTCCATAATTTTCTCCTAATGAAATATTTATAGTATTCGCTTCAATTTACTAAATGTTTTATCTTCTAAACTCAAATCAGTTTTAGATTCTGTTTTTGGTTTTGGTTTTGAAGATCCACCACCTTGATTATCTTGTGGCATAGCTTGTGCCAATGCAAGTTGGTTCTCTGCATCCACTTGACCAACCATTTGTTGTGTTGCAACTTGATTGGTAACCTCAGTTGGTAATCCAAGACCCATTTCTTTTTCTTCATCAATTTCTTCTTGCATTTCTGTGATTTGATCATCAGTCAAACGCAACACATTACGTTGAATCCATTTCTGAGAGAAATAACGACCTGTGTATGGATCTATTGTACCCAATAAACTAAGTCTTTCTTTCATCAACTCCGCATCTTTTAGTTCGGTGAAGTTGTTGTCTTTAATGAAATCAAAATAAATGTTTTCTTTAAATTCGTTCCACTCTTCTTCAGTACATATGCCTTTTAAAACACATTGAACACGCAAAGCCTGGTCAAATATTTCTGAAAATTTATTTCGTAAACGATCAACAAATTTACTAAACTTTAATTCATCACGTGTAACTTCAGCAACACGGCCAATTGTAAATCCTGATGTTTCTGGATTTAAACGTGATATTGGAACGTTAAGTGCTTTGTATAGTTTCTTTTCAAAATACTTAACATCTTCCAATTCACCTAGGTTTTGACCGCCAGGTAATGTGGTGATTTCTGTGCCCTTACCACCTTCTCTACGTGGCAACCAGAAATCTTCCATCATAGAAAGGAATTTACGGTCATCACGGACTTCACCTGTGTTTGCATCGTAAACTAATTTGTTTTTATATTTGACCATAATATCACGCAGATATTGTTCGGCCTTTAATTTTGGTAAATTGCCAACGTCAATATAGAAAATGCGGCGTTCTGGAGCACGGCTGATACGATAGATAACTGTTGCATCTTCAATCATACGCAACTGGTTTAATGGTTTGATTGCCTTGTGTAGATAAGAAAGTACCACAGCACGGCGGCTATCCATAAGACCGGATACGATAGAAAGAACAGAATCAGTTGTGATGCGAACTCCAACAGGACCATAATTAGAACTACTACCAGTGACAACCTTATCATTGTAGAGGTAATATTCATTGACTGTTTGTACAATTTCTGCGCCGGTTCTTTCATCTTTTTGTTTCCTCATTTCACGCACTTTACGAATCTTGCGTGGATCTATGTAACGTAGTTCCTTAACGCCTTCTTGTGGTGCTTCACGATCAATAATAACGTGGTAATATAAACGTCCATCAACATAGAATCTACGGAAAATATCCTGAGACATGTTGTTATAGTTCATCAAACGCAAAATGGTTTGAAATTCGGCTTTAATTGCGTTTTTAATTTTTTCTGGTTGTTTTAAATTATCTAAAACAATCTCAATAGTTTTGCCGTCATCATCTTGGCAAATTGCTTCATTAACTATATCATCTATTGCAGACTCAATTTCTGGTTGCATAGCCATTTCACGATAACGAGAGATGAGTTCTACCTCATTCTTTGCGGTACCGTCTAAGTCAACATATGTGCCATAGTAAGCAGCAGATGTTATAGTTAATGCGCCGTCTTCCTGTGAAGGAGGAGTGAAAGATTGCTGAACGCCGTCAGACACTTCTTTAGCTTCACGTGAAATCGTGAAACCAAACAGCGAAAATTTATTAGGTGTTGCCATATATTCTCTATTCTAATTACAAAGTCAAAAAAACATAATGGGAGGCCGAAGCCTCCCGTTAAAATCAGGTTGTTGATTCTATTGCTGTCCAGTATTGGTAAGCAAATGTAACATCAAATTCTTCAATCGTATCATTTGATGCCCAATCTAGAGCAATTGCTGCTAGATCAATTGGGAATAAACCAACAAATGAATACTTCTTCAATTCGTTGCCGGACTTACCATATTGGATAACTTCGGCGTCTACAGAATAACCTGATGGTTGCTTAGCATTAAAATCACGAACGTTAGATTCGTGGCTGTTCAATGCGTTCATCCATTTTTCAACTGTATTACGGATTGTAAAATCTTCATCGTTAATAATTGTTAGTGTCCAGTCAGCAAAGCTTCTGTTGCCAACAAATTTCATTTCACGACCAAAATAATAAACTGGTACTGTACTGATTGTAGAACCAGGCAGTTGAGCAGCTTTGGCCATGAAAGTTACTTTTCTACTTGCGTCTGTTCCGCCATTTACAAATGATGGAAACGTCAAAGAAACAGAGAACAGATTAGGACGTGCACCGTCCCCGGTCATCTGACTTCTAAATTCTGCTACGTTGAATGCCATTGTATTCTCCTATTATTGGTTTATTTATTAGACTGCACCAACGATTGTGGCAAAATCTACACCAGTACCAACAGCAACAAAGTTCAACTGAATGAAGTTAATTGAACGAGCAGGCTTAATGTAAATATCACCAACAAATCTGTTAGAGTCAATAACTTGTGGTGTATTGTTTGTTATATCGCAAACAACTTTGAAGTCTGTGATACCACGGCGACCCTGAACGTCACGCAAGAATGGTGTAATCAAAGAAATAAATTGTGCTCTGGTAAACTCATCATTCAACTCAAACAATGAAGATTGAGCTGCACGTGCGATTGCTTTTTCTAGAACGATAAACAAACGACGGACATTGATACGATCAAATGCATTTGGTTTATTCAACAATGTTTTGTCACCGAATAGAACTGTGCCTTGGCCAGGGAAAGAAACAACTGGGTTAACACCAGCAGCATACAATGTATCACGGTATGTTTTTGCTGGATTCCATGCCAACTTAATGCAGTTCTTTATTTGTCCACGATTGAAACCAGCGGGTGAGAACCATGGATCACGTGTTGTATCTGTGTAAACACACAAACCAGCGACGTCACCATTCAATGGAATCCAACGGTATGTGTTGTTGTACTTATCGTATTGGTATTTCCAACCTGAATCTGCAACAGCATATGAAGAAACCGTATTCAATGCTGATAACCATGATTCAATATCGGTTGTTTCATTACCTGCATTATTAATAACAGCTGATTTTGGTGGAGAAACAAATGCAACACAGTCTGAACGACCAGCGCTGATTGATGAAATGACATAGTTTTGAACTGTTGCACTCGCATCACCTGTCAACACCAAGGAAATATCGATTGTTTCTTTGTTGCTGAATAAATCATATGCAGTTTCCAAATCACCATCAGAAACAGCTTGAGTTACACCGCCATTTAGAACATATTCTTTAATACCAGATAGTCTTGTAAAAGTTGTTCTAGAATCACGGTCCCAAGTGGTATGTGTGTTTGCATAATCAACAGGTCCCATTGAATGAATATATTTTGACTTGTTGAAAATAACTTGTTTGTAATAGTTTGATTCACCATTTACAGTTGCATCAAAAGCCTTAGAGACAAATGCGTAAGTTTCTAGTACTGCGTTAACTGGACCAAAATTACCTGTAGTATCAATAACAATGATATGCATTTCATCGTATGCGCCACCACTTTCTGATGCATGAGCTGATGTTCCAGGAGCACTTTGGAAATAACCTTTATATTCCCACAATGCAAAATCTGTTGGATTATCACAAACGGAAATTTCTATACCATTACCAACTGAACCTGGGAAACGTCCAATGAAAGGTCCGTGTAGATCATTGTTGTCTGTTGATAGATATGTTGATTGGAAAATTTCATCATTTTCAACCAAAATATTGGCTGTTGATGTATTTGAATCAGAATTTTTTGAGCTTGCGTCAATTGCTCTAACAACACTTAGATTGTTTCCATAAGATAAGAAATTAGCCGCAGTAAAAAAAGATACTCCCGAATTAGCATCTGGAGTTCCGAAAGTTTTGGTTAGGGTGATTTCACTATCAATCAACTTTACTTGATTGGCTGGGCCCCATCTAAATTGTCCAGCAAAAGCACCAGCAGTAGTTAGAACAGAAGGAACAACCGTAGTTAGGTCAACTTCTGATACATTTACGCCTGGAGAGATTTGAAATGCCATTTTATTCTCCTTGAATTATTATATGTCCTTTTGGCAGTAGAATACCATAAAGAATATTTATGAAAGGCTGGATTTATAAGTTATTAAGACGTTCTCGTATGAAACTTGCATAGGTTTCTCCACCATTTGCAACTTCCCACAAATCACCATCTAATAATTCAAATGGTGTTTCAAGACCATCATCA